TCAGGCGAGGGCCCCTCCCTCGCCTTGACCACTCCCACCCGTTGCACAGATGCACGGGGGGTCTGAGAGGTAATACTACGCTCTCAGACCGAACCAAGCACGCTTCGCTGCGTGGCGCATCATGAAGCACACCCCGGGGGGGCGTGACGCCAGCGACTCTTGATCTGTGCTGCGCAGATTGAGGTGAGGGATTCATAGGCTAGGTGCCTGTGGCGGGTGCATGGCGAGCCGACGACGCGCATGGTGCTTCACACTGAACAACCCAACTGAGAATGAGATTGAAGGGGTCAGGGAGGGCCTACAGGCTGCTCTGAGGGGGTGTTTTGGCCATGAGGTGGCGGAGTCTGGGACACCCCACCTCCAAGGCTATTTGGAATTCAAGCATGCAGTGACGTTGACATCATGCAAGAAGCGGATCGGATCCGATCGCGCTCATCTAGAAGTTCGACGAGGAACTCCGTTTGAAGCGTGGTCCTACTGCGCCAAGGACGGGCAGTTTGAGGAATGGGGAGATGCACCTCTGGAAGACGAAGACCCCAATGACTCATGGGGACTGGCGCTGAGGATGCTTGAGGAGGGTGGCAACGTGCTGGACGTGCTCAGGCGGTGGCCCGGACACATCCGATCCATTGGAGCCCTTGAACGAGCCAAGGTCGCCATTGAGAACGCTGAGACTGGCGTCTGGAGGAATCTGGAGGTCACCTACATCAGTGGCGAGCCCGGATGTGGGAAGACCCGCATGGTGATGGAAAACGAGGGCTATGGAGCCGTGTACCGAGTCCGCAAGGGGAACAACCCATGGGACGGGTACGATGGACAGGAGGCTGTCCTATTCGACGAGTTCCGGTCGGATTTCAAACTCGCCGCGATGTTGGAATGGCTAGATGGCTACCCAGTGGCCCTACCCGCCCGTTACACGGACAGGATCGCCAAATTCACCAGAGTGTACATCGTGAGCAACTGGACCCTAAAGGAACAGTACCCAACTGTGCAGGAATCGGATCCGATCACGTGGCAGGCGCTGCTGCGACGGATCCACCAAGTGTTCAGAATGGATGGAGAGGGAGAACTCCACCCAGAGAGCAAGCCGTGAGGATCGCGGATCCAATCACGCTAGCCCAGCGGAGAGGAAACACTGCGTCAGGTTCCCCATCGCCATCAACGTCGACTGCGACGACCACGGCGACCACGGCCAGATGAGAGAGGCTTCCATGACTCAACGTCGACGGAAACGTGCATGATGCAATTCTGAGTTTGACCTTCGGATCGGTCAACAAACGTGGAGTCCACGTCAATTCCGATGAGGCCACACATGGCCCAGATGGGTCCATCGATGACCTCAGCGTTGGTCATACCTGCCCAATCGCCGCCAGTGAAAGCGTCGTCGTAGGCACCAGAGAAAGAGGTCTGGAAACGGATCCCCGCCATGTCGACGGATGCGTTGCCCTCTTGGTAGTAGGTAGCATCGTTCGCTGTGAAATCCGCGTCCCCAGTGCCGAGGCCGGGGAAATCGAACGGAGCGCCGAACCCGAGAATATCGGGATCGACTGGGAGACTCGCGTCCATGAGCCGATCATTGTAGACCGTGCAGAGCGAGTTCTGAGGGTCCGGATGATAGGACAAAACGAGAGGCTCGTTGTCGTTCCGAACCCATGCTTGATTATCGACGGTGTCCCAGCCACCGTTACCACGGAGTGCGACCCGGAAATCGTAGCCCTTGGAGACGATTCCCATCAAGCGACGAAGCCGGTTGACCGCCTGTAGGCCGTTCACCCATGCCTTCTTCCTGTTGGCCGTTGGGTGCATGTAGTACAGGTCACCAGCAACAGCCATTGCTCTGTTAGCAGTCTCAAGGGCACCGCCCGGAGACTCCAGAGCCACTTGAATCGAGTTGACCTTGAACGTCTGTCCCTGACGGACCAGTTTGCCATACAAAGCGGAGAGTTCCTTACTGAGGTCAATCAAATGCCGCTGACCGCCGGTTGCACCGTCCCGCGCCATATCGATGTCAAATGAGTAGTCCAAGTGGGGCATGGTACGCCCTGCAGGTTCCTGCACTTGAACATCAGGCGAGGGCCCCTCCCTCGCCTTGACCACTCCCACCCGTTGCACAGATGCACGGGGGGTCTGAGAGGTAATACTACGCTCTCAGACCGAACCAAGC